TGCATCCAAGAACACAGCCTTTTCTGCTGGCAACGTGCAGAAAATAGTGCGAGTTCCTGATGTCCAATTAACAGCGTTGTTAGAGTTACTCGACTGTAATATTGTGGTGCGAGCTAAAGTTGTACCAGATGCAGTATAGGTTCCAATTCCAATCTCAAAGTCAGTTCCGTCCGTGCAGGCATAATAGGTCGTATTACTGTTACCTATTTGACTAAACGCCTCAAAACCAGTTACCGCACCAGCAAGCGTATAAGTGCCTGTTCCAGTGGTGGTGGTGGTTTCTTTTATTCTGTCTTTAAGAACAAGCGCCATTACTTCAACTCAATTTCAAGATTCCCAGCGTTAATACGGAAGATATCCCCCGTAGCAATAGTCTTTGACGCATCCAATGCACCGATAAACAGGACATTACCGCCACTGCCTTCTGTAACCAAACTGGCGCTTGCATGAGTCGCTATAAATGCGTGTGTAACCGTATTGCTTGTTCCGCCTGATGCCGCAAACTCTATATTGTTAGTGTTTGTAGCCTTTTGAGCTTCAGTGGTATCTGATGTTACAGTCCAGTTTGCCGCTGTAACTTGCAATCGGGCATAGTTTGTGAAAGTGGCCTCTGTAATTACAGGGGCATCTGTTTCACCAGAGGTATTATTAAAGTTAGATACCGCTGTTGCCAGCCCAACATATATGCTGTCACCGGGGGTTGAAAAGGAACCAGCGTTATTCTTGAACAGAAAGTTAAGTAACTTATTCTCAAGAAACGTGGTTGCCGCGTTACTCGTTGCCATTTCTTACTCCTTATGTGCGAGGACGCTTTGGCAATCCCTGCCTATATGCGTCATCATTTTCTCTTGCCTCAGCAAGGTCTTTTAATCTTGTCATTGCCTCTTGGAAACGACCCTCATACATAGATATAACATCCTGCTCACCCTTCATGTAAATATACGCCTCTATCAAAGAGCCGTAAAGAAGGGCGTTGGAAGCGTTTTTGCTTAACCATGTATACTCACTGTTTGCGCCAGCAGTCAGGCTTGCTGGTCGATAGTAATAATGTAACTCCACAGTGTATGCTTGGTCCGGTGTTGGACCCAGTATGAAGTTTGCCTGAACCTGACCTGAAGATGTCGCGGTGGCATCAAAGAAAGCGTAATATTTAGGAACGCCTGTTGTAGCCCTGTTGGGATACGCCTCTCTAATAAAATTAACGTCTTTTTCTATTAAGAAGTTTTCACTGCTTGCAGTGGTTATGAATAAAGAAAACGGAGCAAGAAAGTCTGCTGGGGTGGAAAGGTACTCGTTGTTTTGTGTAAGTGCAGATGTGGCGTTCTTCCTAAAGTTTTCTAAATCTACATTTGAAAAAATGCGGTCTTCAGCAGAGCGAATAAACACAGGCAGGTTTGTTACAAAACCTGTTTCATCATTCTCAGTAAAATCTTGTATAGCCTGCTTTAGCTCTGAATACGAATAAGACATTAATCAATCCTGACTACCGCTGTTCCTGACGCCGCTGCGGGTATTGTTATTGAAAAAGTACCAGATGATACCGTTTGGTCGCCGCCAAAAGCAAAAGCTGCCACTGCTTTGTTTGATTTGCTAGAGTTATAAACAAGTGCGCCATTTGCAGTAAATGAAGCGCTTGTCCAAGAGGGGTCATTAAAATCCACAAAAGCAGATGTTCCGTCTGTAGTTGGCGCAACTACAGTCAATGCAACTCCGCCAGCGCTGTAACCTGAACCAGAAATTTCGTTGGATGTGGAGTAGGCTGTGGTAGAAGCGTTTAAAGTTGCGCTGCTAGTAAACAGAGCAATCTTAAATGTATCTGATGTAAAATCATGTGTCGCTTCAAAAAGCTCTTTTTTAAAACTTGTACACATTGCTGTAGTTATAGCCATTTTAAAATCTCATCATACTATTGTTATGTTACCAACCATACTGCTGTGAACGGTGCATTGGTACACTAAGGAAGTGTCACTTGGCTCATGCGGCACAATAAATTGTGTTAGCCCAGTTGTGCTGTTGTAGTTATCTGTAACACCTGTTGTAAAAGCGGAGCCACCAGACTGAGTTCGTATTTGCAAAGGATGACTGCTAACATACGAAGTGTTGTCAATTAAATAAGTATGGCCTTTATAAAAAGTAAAATTGGGATTGTTTCCAGATGTAGCGCCGGGTCCAGAAAACTGATAAGCAGAGCCTGTTGCCGCTGTCGTTGTATATTTTGTTACAGGTCCAGTAGTTTCATCATTTAATCGTATCCAATTACCGCCATGAGCAAAGTACAAACCCCCTGTAGCGTGAACATGAGCTACAGCCCCATGATAAGTTGATGCGCTTGGTAAGTCACTTAAAGCAGCATAATAGAAAACAATCTTATTCGCACCAGAGCTAACATCAAAGAGGCCATTAGCATCTATGATATCAGTTAGCACACTGGAACTGTTTCCCAATGCCGCATAAATCTCATTGAAGTTATCATTTATTTTATCTGCCCCAACACGAAGTGTATCGCCACTTCCATCATTTGCGCTTGAGCCAATTCCTACTGTTTGCTTTGCCATTTACCCCTCGTCAAAGGTTTTGTTTGTAGAGTCAAGTGTAACACTTGTAGAGTCATAGGTCGATGCTGGGCCTATTGACATATTACCAACACTACCCACACCAAATACCGCACTAAGCTGCAAGGAAACATTCTGTGCAGGAACGGGCGCTCCACTTGTTGTTACTTCGCCAACCCTTCCAATGCCAAATCCAACATTAACTTGCGTTAAAGTAGATACATCAAATGTCGGAAACGTAATTGTAACCGAATCTGAGAATCTATCTGGCCTTGCATTGGACAATGATTGAGGGTCGTTAATTCTAATCCGCCCAAGAAAGTTTTGGGGGTGGTCTGGGTCAGCAACATCATTGCCGACCCTTAGACCAGTTTTAACGCCATTACGAAACTCAAAAACAAGGTCTGATAATTTATATCTAAACCCTGTTTTATCGCAAAAGCCAAACGCGTATTTTCCTCTAGCTAACGGCATTGATTATCCTGCGCGAGTAAATCGCTTGCCCTTTGTAGCCGCACCAGCACCACGAACCATACCACCAGATTTGTACCCTAGTCCTTTTTTCATCATGCCGCCTGCTCTTTTTCTGCCGACCCGCCGAGAAACCTTAGTTGGCTTTTTCTTATTAGCTGCCTTCATTTGAGCAATTAACGCGTCCCTTTTTGCCTTTGGTACAGCGGAACGAGCGTCTTTTACCGCCGCCGCCTTCTTAGGCGTTGGAGTAGTTTGAGCGCCAGTATTCTTAGCCTCATTACGCATGGCGCTAGTTACTGCGCGTTGCTGTCCTTTGTCCTTAGACCTCATCATGTTCATTTGAGTTTTAGACATACGGGCGTATGGGTTTTTAGTTTTAGTATTGCCCGGAACGCTTCCTGCTTTAGGCATTTTAATCTTTTGACCTATGCGAATTTGATTAGCATTTTTAATGCTAGGATTAGCCGCAAGAAGAGCTTGTATTGAGGTGTTATTGTTCTTTGCAATTTGAGATAAGGTCATGCCCTTCTTTACTTCTACAGGACCGCCCTTATTCATTTTGCCAATGCCATCTGCGGCAAAAAACGGAACCTTCTTGCCATCTTTTTCCACCATCTTTAGTTTACCGCCACCCTTTTTACGGGCCATATTTCGGCCTGTGGTGCGCTCTGTATTCATTGGGTGCTTTGGATTTGCGTGACGAGGGCGTGAAGGAGGAGCCTTTGGCATCTTCTTCTTGTTCCCCTCACCTTTTTTTCTAAGTACTAATGGCATATTAGCCTCCTAAGTAAAACGTGTCGTATGGCACGAACTTGATTGACGATGAGTCTGAGTCTTCCCCTGCGGCAAGCTCGAATTGAAACTCATACTCTTGTTTAAGCGGAGCCACACGCGCCGCCACTTCTGGCCTTTTCATAGCAATGTAATAGGCCAAACCTGATACCAGACACGGAATAAACCGTGGCGGTACATCTGCACTTGTTCCTATCCCAGACGAGACGCCAGAGATTCCACGAAGGCGGTAATACGAGAGAGTATATGTGCTATCGTCCGGAACAGGCCAGAGAGTAACATTGACAGCCGTTGCTTG